GCGTGCATCACGGCTAGCGGGGTCGTCAAGTCCATCTTCAGGCCGATCGCGCGCAGGACCTCGCGCGCGGGCAAGGCTAGTCCATCCCTTCGGAGTAGAGCTTGTCGATCTCCTCCGCGAGTTGCCTCGATGCGACGGCCTCGAGGCGAAGGCACTGTTCAATCGATTCGAAGGCCGGGGAGTCCCCGTCCATCACGTGGTTGTGGATGAGCCAGGCGACCAGGTTCTCGCCGCGCTCGCGCGCATCGAGGAGCGCCGCCATGTCGGCGACGTTCGGACGGCGCAGCGTGATCCGCTCGCCGCGGAACTCGATCACCTTGGGCTTGGCGAGGAGGGCGGCGATCATACGATCGTGACCGCTCCATCGCAGAGGCGGACGGTCATGGTGACCATGACGACGCCGTTCGGCGCGAGCACGACGCGCGACTGCTCGACGAGCGCCGAAGTCGCGGTGATCGTGTTCCCCGAGACGAGCGTGACGGTGAAGCCTGCGAGCTTCGTGCCGGGCGTCATTGCGCCGATCCCGTGCACGCTCTTCAGGTAGAACATCTCGACGTCGACGGTGCCCTCGACGATGCCCGCCTCGTACTTCATGAACGTGCCGTTCACGCTCGTCGTGTCGATGGACGCCTGGGAGAGGTTCGCGGTGATGTTCGCGACGTCGGGCCCGCCGGTCATTCCGGTCCACGCGACGGTCGAGTTGCCTGCGGTCTTCGTTGGCATGGCTTAGATCCTGTGCATGATGATGAGAGTCGCGGTGCAGATCGCGGGCGCCGCTTCGTCGCCCTCGCCCAGGATGGGCTCCTCGATCGTTCGATAGGTCGGTTCGTAGCAGACGCTCGCGCCTGCGGTCGTGAAGTCGGAATGGGAGTTGATCCGCACCACGGCGTCTTCCGCGAGATTCTGCGCGGCGAACTGCGTCTCGGCGACGGCCTTCAAGGTCACGCTCCACTGGTCGAGGTTGTTGCCGGTCGTGCCCGCGAGGCTTGCCGCGGCGCCTTCGGCGACCTCGAAGACGATCGCGGGGAGCGTGGTCGATTGCATCCGCGAGCCGTTGTAGACGCGTGTACCGGCGGCGCTCGCCGTGCCGATCCATGTCTTCACGCGGGCTTCGATCGGGTTTGCACTCACTGGACCTCCGCGCACTGAATGACGGCGACGCGGTCGGCCTCATCGAGGTTCACGATCGACACGATGCGGAGTGTCTTGCCGCGCACGCTCAGGCGATCGACCTCGGTAAGGCCGACGCGCGCGATGTTCGGCCAGCGCGTCCGGATCTCCCAGTTGCTAACGACTGCGACGCCGTCGGCGTACACGCTCTCCTGGGACCCCTGCTCGCGCATATCGCAGCGGATCGTGCCGTTGCCCGTGTAGGTGTTCGTCCGGCGGCCGAGATTGTCGGTCGTCGTCGACGCCGTGAGGACGGTCGCGGTGCGGTGAAGGCGGCCGCCTGAGATCATCGGATCGGGCTCCTCACGCGGTAGCTGTCCATGATGAATCCGACGGACATGGGCACGACGTTGAGCCCGATCGGTTGGAAGGCCTCGGGATTGTTGTACCAGGCGCCGACGAGCGCGATCACGCAGTGCGTGAGCGGGTCGGGGAGCGCGTCGTGGCCGCAGGAGTAGGTGACGGTCACCATGGTGCCATCCTTGCGCGCGGGCGCCTGAAGGAACCGCAGCACGGGCATCGGGCCGTCGGAGAGGTCGATCCACCAATCGGTTGCGGGCATCGTCTGCGAGCCCGCCGCGGTGACGTAGTTCACCGTCGTGATCGACGCGAACGGGAATCCGGGGATGACGGTGTCGTTCCAATCGGAAAGGTAGAGCGTCTCCGTCCGCTGCGTAAGCGCGCGCCCGGTGTCGCGCTCGACGAGCTGCATCGCCGCCTCGCGGAGGCGGATGAGATCGGCGTCGTCATCGTCGTAATCGATGCGAAGCGCGCTCTTGATCGTTGAGAGAGGGACCGACATGGAAAAGACCGTGCTCCCCTTTCGGGGAGCCGGTCCGCGTGGGAAAGATGCTTAGCCGCGAATGTAGGCGAAGGCCTCGGGGAGCGTGATCTTCGCGTCGAGACGCTGATACACGTTGAGCCGGGTCTGGAGGTTCGCCTGGAGGCTGTAGGGATCCATCAGCGCCGTGATGCCAGTGCGGTCGAAAATCTCGTAGTACTCGAAGTTCCCGAAGATCGCGTACACGGCGCCGTCCGCGGTCGAGGTCGGGACGTACTTGCCGACGCGGTACGGGAAGCCGTAGATCGTGCCGGGGACGCCGACGGTGAGCGCGTTGCTGTTCGGCGCGCCAGCGGGGAGCCAAAGGTAGTCCGACGGCGAGCTCGCCGAGCGGAGCTTGCGCACATGGCGGAGGAACGAATCCGAGACGAGCCAGGAGACCTGGGGGCCGTTCCGGTACTCGGGCGCGACGGTGTGTGCGGCGTCGATCACGTTGTCGAACGTCGTCGTCGTGAGCGCGGCGCCCGTGCCAAGGTCGATGCCCTGGGCGATGGTTCCGCCGTTGCGGCAGATGCCGTCCGGCTCGGCCGGGCTCGAGCCCGGGTTGCCGATCGTGAACGCCTCCTCCTCCTTCAGCGCCATGCTGATCGCCATCTTGCGGGCGACGTAGTCCATGCCCGTGCCGACGTCGCCGGTGCCGATCGCGTCCTCGATGAACTGCTGAGAGAGGATCGTCGAGCACCGCAGCATTCGCGGCCGCACCTGGACCTGGGTCGAGAAGGTCGGATCGGTCGCGGTCTGGGATCCCGCTTCCGCGATCCACTCGCTCGTCGGGAGCGCGTTCTCGATCGCGATGTTGCGGTTTGAGTTGATGCGGTTCACGGTCGCGATGCCGCGGATCACGCCGACCATTTGCTTCTTCTCGACGATGCGGCGCTCGAGGTCGGTCGGGATCGCTGCGTTGGTCGAGGCCGTGCTCAGTGCGCGGAACTCGCCGACGTCGCCGGTCACGATCGCCTTGAGCCACCGGTGAGCGTACTCGGGCGACGCGGGATCCGACGCGGCGACGCGGCCCTTCGGCGCGCGCGACTCGAACTCGGGGACAGACTCGAGGCGGGCGAGGCGGGCCTCGAGCGCCTTGTTCTGCATGAGGATCTCGGCGGCGGTGAGGTCGGCATCCATGCGCGCGAACTTCTGGCGCTCCTCGCCGTTGCCCGAGAGGTCGACGCTCTGCGGCGCGCGGCCGGTGCGTGCCTCGTACGCGGCGAGGCTCTTGCGGTACTCATGCGTAATCGACTGAAGCTCGTTGAGCTCATCCATGATCTGCCATCCTTCTGAAGTGAAGTGCGAGCCGCAGGATCGCGGCGTTTCGGTAGGCCGCGGAAACGTTCCGCAGGCTCGACGTTGTCTGGGGGTACGCGGCGTCCTGGACGATCGAGACCTCGACGAGCTGCGCCTTCTTGACGAGCCGCTCGGTCCGGTCTTTGTTCCAGGAGTCTTCGGTGACGTAGAAGCCGAAGCTCATCTCGCCGCTGAGGTCGCCGCGCTCCATGAGCGCGCGGACGTCGTTGCCGAGCGTCGTCTCGGGGAGCGTCGCCTCGAACGCAAGTCCGTTGCGGTCGCTCCTGAGCTTCAGCGTGCCCGAGCGCGTACGCGCGAGGGGCATCGAGGCATCGTGGTTGTAGTAGAGCTTGACGTCGGCGTTGCTCGAGAGCGTTTCGTTGAACGCGCCCGGCGCGATGCGCTCGATGAACTTGCGGCCGCCCTCGACGATCTCGCGCGAGTCCTGGCCGTACACGGCCGCGTATCCGGCGAGCGTGCGGCCGTCGAGCTTCTGCTCGGTCGCCTCGAGCGTGCGCTTAGAAATCATTCGCGGTCCCCTCCTGCTCGGAAGTGTCTTCGCCGAGATTCGTGCTCCCGCCGCCGGTGCCGACGTTCATCGCGAGCGTGGGCTCGTCGAGGCCGTCGAGCGGCTCGAGGTCGAGCTTCGCGCGTGCTTCGTTGCGGGTCATGAATCCGCCTTCGACGCCCGTGCGGAGAGCCGCCATGTGCTCGGCGATGCCCGGGCGGATGAGCGCGTCGAGGTCGAAGGTCACGGTGTCGAACGGGCTCGCGAGCTTCGCGAGGATCTCGGATCGCCACGACTCGAGCCAGTGCACCAAGCACGCGTCGACGTACATACGCGAGAGCCACTCGATCGAGCCGTAGGACGTGCCGACGTTCTCGGAGAGGTAGGACGCGGGCACGCCGAAGAGGCGAGAGACGTCGCCGATCGAGTACCGCTTCGCGGCCTCGAGGCCCGTGTCGTCGACGGTCGACGAGATCCGCTCGAGCTTGACGCCCTCGCCCAGGACGAGCGGGCGGCCTGCGTTGAGCGAGCCCTGGTGCCGCTTCATGTAGTCGGCCTCGATCTTCTGGAGGTTCTCCATCGAGAGCTTGCCGGGGTGCACGATCGCGATCTTGGGGTTGCCCGCGTTCACGTAGGCCTGGTGCGTCATCTGCTCCTGCGCGGCGATGATCTCGACGGCGCGACGGCAGAGTCCGATGGGCGACTCGCCCCAGATCCCGACGGCGCTCGGCGCGCGCAGATGGAACACCTGTTCCGGCTGAAGCTTGCCAAACTCGGAGGTGTTGTAGACGGCGACCTTGCCCGAGACGTCGATCGAGACGGTCTCGGGGTCGAGCAGGATGAGCTCGAGGAGCTCGCCGCC